ATTTTTTACAGAGGCTGGTAAGATCTTGTCCAAACAGGGTATAGAACTATCTAGAGTAAACAAGCAAGACTTTTTAACAGCCAAAGCAAAATTAAACCCTATTCTTCAAAGGGCTGGGTTGACTGCTGGGTGGACTGCCGGTGGTGCGGGGAGTTTTGATCCAGAACACCCATATGGTGGTGGTGGCAGAGATGACTCTGGAGATATAGACATTTTAATAGATCCTGTAGAATTAATTCAAAAATTTCCTAAAGACATTGCAGAATACGTAAAAGAATTCAACGCAAGAGCCAAAACAGAAGGTAAAAAACCTATAGGTGATGTAGCTTTGAATAATGCTTTAGCAATACCTGCCAAGAAAAGTGAACTACAAATAAGTGCTAGTAAATGGGAGCTAGCAAAATATATGTCTCAAAATGGTTACGAAACTACTCCAGGAACTTTGACGTTACAATATTCTGTAAACGGAAAAAATCATTCTGTAGATTTAATTTTAAGACCCAAAAGTGCCTGGGAGTTACACACTCACGACTTTACAAAAGATGCTGGAATGAGAGGAAGTGATCTTTGGTTAAAGATTTATCCTCTCTTGGCTAAGTTAGCTAGTAAAACAAAACTTCCACCAGATCCAAAAACTGGAGAAGAAAAGGGCAATTTACAATTTAGTCCAGAAAGGGGAGTAGTAGATAGAAATACCAATGAAGTGATAACTTCCAATAAAAATGAGATAGCAAAACTTTTATTAGGACCAGATGCATCTGCTGTAGATTTAGCTAGTCTTTCTGGCATTAAAAATAAATTAATGAATCAACCCGAAAAATGGAATGCAATCAAAGAATTTTATCCAATTAAAAATGAAAGCATGGACTTAGGAGTTTTAATGGAAGGCATTGACCATCCAGAGGATAATATTATTAATAACGGATATGAAGGAGCCGAACAGGCATTTAAACAAATGTCTTCTCTGGTCAAAAATAGTAAGACAGTTACCATTAAATGGGATGGTTTTCCAGCAATTATTTTTGGGTGGAAAGAAATTCCTTCTAAAAATAATCCAAACGGTCAATTTTTGTTTGTAGACAAACACATGTTTGATAAAATGGCTAAGAGTAAACTAGAGTTTACATCTATAGAAGATTATGACAAAGGTCGCGGAGCCAATAGACAAAGCCTATGGGAAGCCGCAGCAATGATGGTCCCTACAATGAAAAAAATTGTTCCCATGACTCAAGATCAATACTTTTTCGGAGATCTTATGTGGTCTGGAATGCCTAAGATTCAAAACGGATATTATGTATTTGAACCCAACACCGTAAAGTATCAGGTCAAAATTGACTCTGACTTGGGAAACACTATAGGCAAGAGTGTAGGTGGTATAGCCATACACACCTTTATACCATCTATGGGCGCGGAGGATAGACCGTTGAAGGGATTGCAGGGATTAAAACAAAACAATGGAATAACTTTCTTAGTTGGGGAAATTAAAGAAAAACCAAAAATTGCTCTGTCTACAGACCAGTTATCTCAAACTCAAGAAATTCTTAACTCAAATAAACATGTTGTCAAACAATTTGTGGGTGATCTTAAAACGTTAAAATCTGCAGTTGTTTTATCCAGCATGTCGCCGTTTATTACTTCGATGTTAAGAGACAATGATATAGCATCTGATATAGTTCCTAGATTTTTAACATTTCTTAAAACTAGATTATCTGAAGGACAGTCTATAAAATTATTAGGCATTAATAAAGACGGATGGCTTTATAAAGAAGGTGCTCGCGGTTTAATAGGAATTTGGTCTATATGGGCGGCTTTAACTGAATTAAAACTTAACATTAAAAAGCAAATAGACCTTCAACAAACCGGTCTTCCTGTACAGGCTCGGATAGGCGAAGAAGATTCTCATGAAGGATATGTTTTTGGATCCGGAGCTAATAAATTAAAACTTATAGATCGACTAGGATTTAGTAAAGCAAATTTTGCCAAAAATAATGTTGCTGGAGAAGATGTTTCTTCAAAATTAAATATGCCCGCAGCTTCATTTTGTTTTGGTCGAATGAATCCACCAACTGTGGGTCACAAAGCTTTGATGCAAAAAACTATCGAAAAGGG